CAGCCAACTCACCTTCTGCGAAGCAAACAAGGTCCGAATGGTCAAGCAACTACAAGGAGTCTCTTAGACCTTCAAGCCCTTGAAGAAGATCCAATAGTATTGGAAAATCTTTTAGGTTTTCTTGAGGAATCTGAGAATCACTCTAAGTACGAGCTTGAATTCAAAACCTCGTTTGAAACTTTGCTCCAGTTACCTCGAATAAAGGCCCCGAATGTGAAGCATTCGAAGCTTTCCATCAAATACGAAAATGGTGGGAAGTCTAGAATCTTCGCAATTGTGGATTACTTTACTCAATGTGCACTGGAACCACTTCACAACGCCTTAGCTAAAGTTCTGAGAAACCAACCTCAGGACTCTACTTGGAATCAAGACCGAGGGGCTAATCAGGTGAAGAGCTGGACCGTGGAGCCTATTCTGACTCCACTGTACAGTTTCGACCTGACTGCCGCCACCGATCGTTTTCCAATCAAATTACAAGAATTAATTCTTGGTAAATTGACTAAATCGTCTGAATATGGAAGAAGGTGGGCGAAACTAATAGCTGAACGCGACTTCACTTATAAGAAAAGAAAGTACCGCTGGTCAACAGGCCAGCCTCTAGGGGCTTACTCCTCTTGGCCTATGTTTGCTTATTCCCACCACATGGTGGTGAGATATGCAAGTAGGATAAGTGGAGAACCACTAGAGTACGTTCTTCTCGGAGATGACATAGTCATCCGCGGGGAGAAATTAGGTAAAGCTTATCTTAAAGTGATGAGCGAACTTGGTGTGGACATAAATCTTTCGAAATCTCTGACTGGAAAGTCAGGAGAATTTGCGAAGAGAGTCTTCACCAAGGGCTATGAAGTTTCCGCCGTACCGATGCAGTTGTTCAAGGAGTGCACAACTAATTTCCAATTAGTACGTACACTCCAAGCTCACTTGAACACCAGAATGGTGAAAGGCGAGACTGCAGTATCCGAGCAGACGCTGTTCAATATATTCAGCAGTTTCATACCTGCTAAATTTCATGAACAACTTACTATCCTACTCACTTTCCCGATAAAGGGAAGTGTCCTTCCGGATCATGCCTCAGAAATAAAATCTGAGGGTGTGATATCCTGGGGAGAACTTAAAGAGATTCCTAAGAGTCTCTTTATAAAGCTCTATAAGGAAACAAAATGGAAACATTTTGTTAATAGGTATAGTGAGAGCGTTGCAGATAGAGCAAATCAATTGATCTATCTACAATCTCTAGAACTATCGGGTCTGCCATCCGATCTCCTAGCAGATCATCCAGCTACTCGTAGTTTGGAAAGAAGGGAAAACCTTCAGCTACAAGCGTTCAGGGAGATAGGTTATCTCCAGGAAACATGGCTGGAAGAAGATACTAATTCACTCTATCTACCTCCACTAAACCTTCCAACGCTGAAGGGATTTATCCCCTCAGTGAAGGAAAGGCGTATAGGTGAGGCAAAGGTTATACTAGAAACGTATAACACGATTCGTCGAACCTTACTGTTTCCAGTATAGTCCTACGAAGATCG